TAGTAGCTAATGTTTAGCTTTGTCCATCTAATAAGATATGTGTACGGTTTCATTTTGTTGCTTGGCCATGTTGCCTGTATTAGTTGCTTGCCTAGTAAATTATACACATCTAGGTCTGTGTCTACTACTAAAACGACACATTAGAGTTAACTCATGTTGCCGTTTTATTAATATCTTTTATTTAGTTATTTAGTTAAACCTGCTAAGAATTTAATGCGTTCCATCATGTCTGCATCAACTCCTTCTACTGCTTTCATTTTTCCCGAATGCCCGTATTTGCCTGCAAGTTTAGATTTTTCATCTTGATTTGATTCTTCTAACCAATTGCCTCCTCCGACAGATTCTTCCATATTTGCTTCGTAAAATTGTTGGGCTTTTTCTTCTAAATATGGTATATCTACTAAATCAAGATCAATATATTCGCGTGTTTGATCATTTCTAACTGTTACAATTTCATATACAATTCCCTCAGCTGGGCTGCCGCCAGCATCCCCCCACGTAGCTGCATGATATTCACCTTCTGTATTAAAGGTTACAGTAACTGGGATGGTTTCTTCTGGTTCATCAGGTAATGGGTCTTCTGCTGAATTTTCCCACTCAATCCACGCTGGATTTGTAATTGTTGTACTGAATTCGTACTCACCTTCTTGTTGACGATTTTCTTTAACTGGTTCTCTAGATAATCTGTTTATTTCATTTACGTTATCTTGTTCCGCTTGGTTTGATGAAGGGGTTGTTAATTGCCCAATAACCTGTGCTACATCTGGATTATCTTTTAATTCTTCCAAACGATCTAGTATAATTTGTCGAGCATCTGCATCTGCATTTTCATCAGCTAAATTCTTTAAACGATCAAATAATTCATCGTCCCCTAATAAACTATCCAATTGTTCAATAGTATTAGTAGCATCAGGTCCGACAGGTAACTCTTGACTCATAAGCTCTACTAATTTAGATTGTTTTTCTTTTGTATCTGGTAATGCCCAAGTACCTTCGAATATAAGATTAGCCCAATTTTCAAATACATTAACTTCTTTCATTTTTTGTTCCTGTTGTAATTTTGCCAATAACGGTAATACTTGTTCGACACGAGAGTCAATATTTTGTTCAACAAACATGTGTCGTAAATCCTCAATAATGACGTCTTCGTCAGTTATTACCGCTGGATCCCAGGATTCAAAATAACTTGCATATCCCGTTTTTGTACTTAATTTCTTTAAATTTTGTTGCAATCTTTCGTAATACATTTCAGCTTGTTCAACTAACTGTAGAGTATCACCTTCGAATATTTTTCCTTGGTTAGCACGTTTGAATCTACTGAGTAAATTCATTTCTTGCACTACCGTAGCGATATGATTGCCACGAGCATCATATGGTTTTCCGCCTTGACGTACATGTTCTACCATAGCACGCCCGCCAGCAAGTTTTGTAAAAGGCAATTTATAACGCTCACCTTCTGCTGTTTCTACAAATAAACTTTCAACATAACGAAAACGTGCATCATTCTCCCCGATGACACGCTTATGTTTAATCATTAATCTGGCTTCAGTTTCAACTCCATTCCAGGAATATGCCTTATTACCTGTCCATCCTTCAAGTAATCCTTCCTTGATAGCAGTTTGTCCCTGCATACTATATTTAACTTTGTTAATATTATCTGTTGTGAATGAATATCCATTTCGAACAGCAAAATTTTTCATTTGCTCTAAAAAACTAAACCAGCTGTTTTTATCACTTAAATCATCCATTGTTCGGCCAATATTGTCGCCAAAAAATACAGTTAATGTTTGTTCACCTTGTGTTGAATCATTACCTAATAATATAACTACTGTCCCATAATCTTTATCTGTGTTTCCTTTAAAGGAAAATGAAAAGGAAATGGCAGGGGAATCATTAGTCGGCGCTTGTCCTTGAGCATTCAACGCTGTAGGTTCAAAATCTCTACTAACTAATAAATTCATTAATGATTGCGAAACTTTATTATGATTCATGATATGTTATTTATGCTTAATACATTGTCGCAATAAAAGGTAATGGTGGAGTTATAGATTCGCCATGATCCCTCATTTGAGTATCCATCTCTGGATGATATGTTTGTAATAGTATCATCATACGTGTAACTAGTAATGTAGCCATTACTAAATCGTCGGTTGAACCTGGTTTTGCTGCATAACTTACTCCGTGTGCTACAAAAGTTTTGAGCTCAGAAATTAATGGTCGACTATGCAATTTCATTTTTTTCGATTCTATTAAAGTTTTAAATTTAGAGCAAGCAGTTAGTTTGTTTTTGGGGCTGGTATTGAATCCTTTACGATATCTGCCGGCTCCTCGTGTAGGGTCAGACAGGAAATAGCCCTTAATATTCTCCTCGCCAAATTGTTCAATAGATATAAGTGCTGCCTCACCAATGGTATTATTTTCAACAGAGTAGTATATAGACTGCTCATCTTTTGTAAATGTGTATATGTATTTTACAATATCAGCAAGAATACGTATTTGTTCGGGAATAGTAGTTCTATTGTGTTTCCATTCACCTATTTGTTCTGTAGTGTTAGCTTCGAATATTTGTATAGCCGCAGGATCTCCACCTGTACCCAATGATGGATCGAGCCCCACGCAATACATTTTACCAGCTTCGGGCAGTTTATACCATCTAACTTGCGCAGTTTTATGAACCGGCTCAATTCCTTCTAAGTCTATAAGTTTAGCCGGAGCAATAAGCGTTTCATCATTAATGATAAATTCACAATCCATTTCTCGACGAAATTGATCCTCGCCTAGCTGAGCACGCATAGATGATGCCCATGCATCGTCTCTAGTAGGATGTTCTCGCCAATAGCTACGGAATGCCCTAAAGCCATTAATTCCTATATTTTGCGGATTACCGTGACTATCTTCCATTTTATTTGCACCTTTCCATAAAAGTGCAAATTGATCTTCGTCACTATTTGGTGTGCTTGTAATAATAGCCTTACCACCTGTTGACAGTGTTGGCGAAATTGAAGTCCAAAATTCCTGAGCTACGCTGGGTCGTACAAATGCAAACTCGTCACAATAAAGTAGTGATATAGACATACCACGACCAGTATTTTCGGTAGTTGTAGCTGACACAATACGTGACCCATTATCGAAATCTACAGAACCTAAATTATAATTTGTTGCGCCGGCACGTATATGATCAGGACATAGTTCATAGGCAAAACGAATACGTTTCATAATTTCCTGTGAACCATCATATTTGTGTGCAGCGATTAAAATCGTCGAATCAGGTATAAACATTGCATACCATAACAAATATCCGGCAGCCGAAGTTGACTTACCGGTTTGTCGCGGCATCATAGCAATCGCAAAACGATAGTTATGATAAGTATCAATTAAACGTAATTGATATTCAAAAGGATCATATAGCTGTCGCCCCTGTGTTGGGTGTTGAATATAGAAAAAGTTACGCATAAAATATTCAGGCCCGGTTACGGGATCTGCACATGCGGCAAATTCTTCTAATTGCTTTTCTGTATATAGTTCTTTTTTATAAGGCGATTTAGCCAGTGCTTGTGCGTCATATGACATAATTTATCTCTTAGGAAAAAGAGCATACCATGCAGGTGTACCTGGTCGTATTCCAGTAGTACGAGCATATTCTAACTCAGGTGAAATTTTAGACTGTCGGCGTTCGGCTGTAATACGATTATACTCAGCTAATTTTGCCTGACTTCCTAATCCACCTAAATGACTTGATATTAATAATTCGTGTATAGGATCATCTGGCTCGAGGTAACAATCGTTGTCACTACTCTGAGTCAAATTTTGTGTTGTGATTCTATATTGTTTAGTCATCAGTGGCGTTGGCTCCACACTTGGCTCGTTTTGCATTTGTTAATGCACCAAAGTCAACTGTCCATTCCTTTCCAGGTGCTAGTTCAATTGCACCTGCAGGTAAAGCATATTTAACCCCAGCATCTGCCATAATAGTAGCAACGGGAATACGAAACTTAGTTAAATCATTACCTAGATTTGGATATGGGGCAACGTGCGGAAATCCCCAACCTGCGATTTCTTTAGTTTGATTGTTAATAACTATCTTGTAAAATCCATGCGGAACAACTACGCCTTTGCCAATAGTCTTGTCTCCTGCACTATATAATCCACCAGATACAATTGTAAATGATTGATTATGTTGTACAGCCCACCCACGCACTGAAGTTTCTAATAATTTCCAAATACCACGATTTAATGAACCAGCTTGCGGCGACATATTGGTCATCAGGAATGATTCATATTCAACCTGCGGGTCCCAACTTAAATCACCATCTGGTGCCATATGTCCTTTGTCGTAACCTGTGCCAGCATAATCGCCAGGAACAGCACCATCAGGAACTGATTGATCAGCTGCAAATGCGTTTGTACGTGCTACGCATCCCAATGCATTTGGCGGGGTAAGCTCGTACATAACGAACTCAGGTAATTTAGCAGCAGCATCATATCCTACCAAATACGCTTGGCGGCAAATAGCCTGCACTGGCTTGATGCTTTCCGGAAAACCATAAGGTGCATGTACTTGGCACGCGGCCACTGGATTAACTGGACGTTGTGTCCATGCAAATGTAGATGTTGATAATACTGCAAATAATAATCCTATTAATATTTTTTTCATTTTTATTTTCTCTTTGATGTATTTCTGGGATAACCCTTAAACCCAGTTACTGGACTTGTTTTATGTGTACCAGGAGGCTCAGCTGATCCATGTGCAGCAACACTTGTTTGCGATTCTGATGGTATAGTAGCAATTGCTGCATCAATCATTAATTGTTCTTCGGCAGTATATGGATGCACACTATTATATTTTTCTACCCAACTTGAAGAATCAACACCGTCAATAGCACCAGGATTTTTACCATCAGCAGAAGCCATTGCCATCCCTAATCGATTCAAATAATAAATTCTATCATATCCGCCTACATCTCTAACTAATGCAGATTGTTGCATTGGATGTTTATGTTCTTTG